TAGATCCGCCACCACTTCCGCCGTCTGCGCCGACTCCTTGGTTTCCGAAACCACCTCCAGCTGAAGTTATTGTGCTAAAAACTGAATTTGCTCCGTTTTCTTGTGGACCATATCCGCCTGGTCCTCCGCCAGATCCTCCGGCTCCTACTGTTATGGGAATATCTCCTACAGTAACTCCTAAACCTCCATCTGAACTTGCTATTGGACTTGCTGGCCAAGCTGCTGGGCTAGGAACAGATTCTCTAAAACCACCTGCGCCTGATCCGCCTGATCGTCCTCCGCCTGAGCCTCCGCCTCCTGCTACAACTAAATAATCTACAACATTTGATCCTGAAGCTCTTCCTTTGCTCTCAACGGTAAATGTTCCTGGTCCTGTGAAAGTATGAATTTTATAATCACCTACTGTTGTAATTGTTCCACCTGTTGCAGCGACAAATTCTGGCCCTGATTCTCCTCCAGAACCAAATCCTAAAACTTGGTAACCAAAAGATTTTCCTCTTGTGGATGTTTTTTTATTTATATTTTTACCTTCTACTGTAAGAGGCAAATTTAATTTATCTCTCATGCTTAACTCCTATTATGCGTCGTTAGCAGCGTCAGTAGTAAAGAATAATTTAATACCTAGAACTCTACATTCTCCAGTAAAAGTATCACTACCATCTGCTGCGTCTCTGTATAATTGAAAGTAAGATTGCTCACCTGCTGCAGGAGAACCTGCAACGGTCATAGCACTACTTTCAGATGAAATTTGTTGATCTTCAACTGTTCCGATTCCCGCATCTGTAACTTCTATCGCTGTTCCATATGCAACGTCGATAGTATCACCATCTGCACACGCTACACCTTGTAGACCAAAAATAGCATTTCCTGTATTAGTAGTAGAGGGAGACCAATAAACTTGATAAGTTAATGTTCCTTCATTCCATGATTTTGGCATGGCTATTGTAAATTGTGTATATTGTTTTGTACTAGCATCAAAATCAAATACTTTTAAATCTGGTCTTCCTGCTGTTGTTTCAACTTGTGCTCCATCTGCAGGATTAGTTGTTGGTCCGTACATAGCTGCCGCTGGAACCCATATAGTTTCTTTACCTGCAATTTTTACTGCAGCTGTTCCTGATTTAAGAACTCCTGTTCCTTTAGGGTTTAAATTTAAATCAACATTTGTTTCACCTGTTGAAGAAATAACTGGACCATTTCCAGTTGCAGCATTTGCTAATGTAATTTCATTAACAGCTGAACTTGTTGCCGTTAATAAAGCTAATTCATTTCCGTTAGTATCTAAAATAGAAGTTCCAATTTTAGGAGACGTTAATGTTTTGTTTGTTAAAGTTTGTGTCCCTGTAAGTGTTACATCACCAGCTGGTAAAGTATAAATGTCTGGATTAGTTCCATCGTTTGCAGTTGCGAATACAACAGCATCGCCTTTGTCAGTTCCTGCGAAAGTAAATGAATCACCAGAACCTGTAGCATATTTAAATTGTACTGTCGGAGTACCTGCTCCGTTAGTAGTTGAATTTCTTAAATAATAAAAAGTTTGAACATCATTTGGTATTGTTACAACTTGGTTTCCTGTAATAGAACCTGTAAACTCAATCATTCTATGAGATAGAACTGCACCAGTTGCTCCATCAGATACAGATAAAGCTGTAGTCTGTGCACCACCTGCTATTGATTGAGTAGTAAATCCTCCAGCTATTTGTTCAAAAATACTTAAATTTGTATTTGTTTTAGTTCCCCACGTTCCAGCGTTTTCGCCAGTAGCCTGAAGTTCTATTCCGAGTGGTGTATATGTTGATGCCATATTTTATAATCTCCTGTTATGCAACGTCACTATAACTTGTATTGGATCCTGTTGCAACACTTGTATACGAAGAATTTGAACCTGTGTCAACATCAGAATATGCTTGAATTCCAAAGCCTGAAGATGTTCCAAATAACGCTACATTAGACGTTGTTAATTGTCCATCTAATGTAAATGAAGCACTAATATTAAATGACAAAGATCCTACAGAAGTAGTTGCTGATACTCCTGTTAATCCCATTACATCTGCAGGGTTTAATGTGCCTGTAGAAGAAGTTATTGCTTGACCAGTTAAATCAACAAGAGGATTTGTTGAGATTTCAATACTACCTATATTTGAAGTAGAACTTACACCTGTTAATCCCATTACATCTGCCGGTGTAATTGCACCTACAGAAGAGGTTGAACTTAAACCAGTTAAGCCCATTACTTGATCTGAAGGATTTAATGAACCAACTGTTGAAGTTGAAGAGACTCCTGTTAAACCAAATGAAGCATCTATTTGTAAAGATAAAGATCCAACTGTTGATGTTGAACTTATTCCTGTTAAGCCCATTACATCTGCTACTTCTAAAACAAATTCTCCACCCCAAGAGTTACCACTCCAAGCTAAAGTACCCCAACTAAAATCTCCTCCAACATTTGATTGTAATTCTGGTGGAGCTGTAAGTGTAAAAGTTAATCCTGAGGATCCCCAATTTTCTTCACCCCATTCATCTTGTCCCCAACCTGTATTTATTTCTGCTGAAACTGTTACTGAACCTATAGATGAAGTAGAAGAAACTCCTGTAAGAGATATAACAGCATTATTAAGTTGTCCCCATTCACTATCATTCCATGCTTGTGCACCCCAACCTAATGTAAATTCGTCAGTTGTTCCCCAACGATTAGTACTCCAAGTTGTGCCTGATTCATTCCAAGAATTGGCCATAAGGATTTACCTCCTTATGCTATCCTGATGATTGCGTTTGATGCGTCAGCTGTTGGAAATTGAATTGTAAAAGTTCCACTTGTTACAGTTTTATCTGAACCGAATGCAATTGCACAAACTGCTCTATCACCGTTTGTATCATTATAAATTAAACAACCGTTTGCTGTAAATGAAGCCGAAGTATAACTAACATCTGCAAAATCACAACAAGCTGTGTCTGTTGATAAAGCTGGAGTTACGCTTGTAAGTGTTGCACCACCCGCAGAATATGCAGATCCAGACGTGTTAGAAATTTCGTTTGTTGCACTATAAGCTGTTGTAGACTTATTTAAAGTTGCTGAACTTGTGTACAAAGCTAATTTAAATGTGTTTCCAGATGACGCTGTAAAATTGTGTAAAGCTTGTAAAACTTCTGCTTTAAAACTATTACATATTGCCGATGTTATTGCCATAATTTAATCTCCTATTAAGGTGACGTTGAAGGTATAGTTATTCTAACTGTGCCATCCGTATAATCATCTCGTTTACGTCTGCCAAGTTGTTCAATACCAAACTTGTCTAGTTCTTGTTTATACTTATTTTCGTATAGTGTCAACATATCTAGAGGGCCTTTTAAATACCCATATGCTTCACATAAACATGCATATAATAAACCATTTCCAAAGTATTGGCTTATGTAAGTCGTAGTATTTGACCCCGATAAACCGTCAGGGATGGCTTCATAGTGTATTTTAAACTTAAATGTAGTACTAGGTGCCGGGGCTAGAAACAATCGTCCTGAAGTCGTATCTGAGACGCCTGTAGCACCACCAAACATAGCATAGTATTTTGGTGTTCCTGTTGATGTTTCAGAAGGAATATATTCTTGTAAATAAGTTTCATCTTTTTTTTCTAACCAAGTATTTGCTCCTGTTGCAGCTGATGTTGAAGTGTATACTTGCACACCTTTGACAAATAAAGTTTTAGCGGGAACATTAATTGTTGTTTGTCCTGTAACTAAATTACCAATAGATTGTTTTTTATATGCATCAAGAGGCACATCTCTTAATATTCTCATTTCAGCATTATCAATAAACTGATCAGTAATAGTAGATGTTAATACATTAGCATCTACTTCTGTGTAGTTTTGAATTGCTGTTGTTAATGTTGCGTATGTAAATCCTGCCATATTATAACTCTACATTTAATGGTCCTGCTTGACAACCATTTCCTCCGCCTGAATAAGTATCAAGCCAGGTAGCTCCTTGATCATTAGTTTTTAATTGATATCCATTATAATTAGTAACGGAAGAAGGTTGTCCTGCACTTGAAGAAGTTGTTGTATTTAAAGCAGTAACTATTCTTGCACCAATAATTTTTGCTCCAGCTGAGTGGCTACCTGCGATAGTATTTTTAGGAGTTGAACCTCTAAAAACTGCGTTTGTTCCTCTAGTCAAACCAGACAATGTTTTTGTCCCATTATTATAACCTGTGTATTGAATAATTTCATTTTGATAAGTACCTATTTTTAAAGCGTCTGAAGTATCTGATGAAGTTAAAACTTTTTCAATCATTAAAAAACCACCATTTAAATAAAAATCTAAATCAGGGTCAGTTACAACTAAAGAAGTAGCCGTAGCATTTATACCTACAGATAAAGTAGTTGTAAGCTCTGTGTTTTGAATAGGAATTGCAACACCTGATATGGACAAAGGGCTTTTAAGAGACATTAATCTTACATAGTCTCCAACTTGTATTCCACTATCGGGATGAGAAACACTATATACAGCTCCAATTCCACCTCCAGCATTTTCTGCTGTGAAAGGATTAGTAGGTAAAAAATCTGCTGTAGGTAATTCTGTTCTTGCAGGTTTTGCATTCTGTAAACCTTCAGGATCAGCGCCGTGTGCTCTTGGTTCTAATTGTGGCTGTTTAGGCTCAAACTCTGATATGTGAACTCTAGAGCCATTCCATTCTCTAACCATTTCTTTATATGGAAAAGCCATACCAGATCTGTCTGATATAAATTGTGCATGTTTACCTTTTGAAAAATTAGACATTTGGATAATAAGTTTTTGGTGTTATGTAAGAACTAGATGATGAGCCATCTTCCGCTAAAGCTCTTTGTAATTCATCTTCGTATAATAATTTCATGTTTTGAGTTAATTCTGGTTTGAATTTTTGCGATAAGTAATAAGCTAAACCTGATGCCATACATGGTACAAATCTATATGGAACATCTGTTGCATTAGTATAATTACCAACATCTTGTATTCTTTTTACATAATAATAGTTAATTGTATTACCTGCTTCTGTTGAACCAGGTGTTAAGTATAAAGTGATTGTAACTTTATCTATAAATCTTTGTACAAAGTATTGTGAAGGCGTTCCTTCAGATGTTTTATTTGAAAGACCTTGATATGTAGATCTGTTTATTTTTGTAAGAGGTGTATCAACACTTGAAGAGTTTCTGTAAACAGCTTCTAATATATCGTCAACACCATAAACAGCGGTAGCACTAGAAGTGCCATCATCTGTTGATCTAAACATTGTATATGTTGCTTGACCGTCAACTAATGTAATTGAATTATTTGCTACTTCCCAATAGTGAAGACCTCTGTTACCCCACTCTTGAAACATAATATTAAGAGAACGTCTGGCCATACGTAACTGATTACCAGATACACTTTGCATACCTATTCGTTCATAAGACTCTTCTATAATCTCATCTATAGCAAATGTCTTGTCGAACGTTGTCGTTCCTGAAGTAGTATTAGCCATTTAGTCTCCTTACTTGTCCAATATAATTGTAGCAACAGCGTTTGAAATTGCTGACACAGTCATACCGCCTTCAAACAAAATACCATCTTCTGCTAAATTATACGAAAAAACATCCCCAGCTGGAACATCTACTTGAAACTGTGTAACAGAATTACCGTCTTGTAAAGTTACTGAACCTGCTGATCCAGTTGAAGAAAGAATAATTCCTCTTAATCTTGTTCTACCTCCAAAGACTAATGTAGCATCTGTTTTTCTAATTGCTTTTACGTCTGATTTCATTATCCTGTGTATCCTATTGTTACAGAGTCTGTAGTAGTTAAATCTAAAT